ACCGCCTTGGTTAACGATAACCTCGGCAGTCGAATTGTAGTTGCGATCGAATATGACAGACGTTTGAAACATCAATCGAGTATAATTGCATCCTCACTATTTGAAAGCGGTGTAACACTTTGAACCAACCCAATCTGAATTTCGGCCTTTGGAAGGCTCACGGTAGTATCAACCGTTTCCTTCGGTTTACCGTACACCCTATCCATCAATACCTCGATTAAGTGAATTGAACCACGCTCGTAATCCCTTTGTGCTTTTTTTGCAATCATGGAAATCCAAAACGGTACATCGTCACTCTTTGCGTAATCCATTAGTTGAGTACGGGTCATTCCAAGTATTCCCGTAATAATTTCATTGGCTTGGGAATGGCTGAGCCTAACATTGAACTCTTGCAGGAACGTATCTTTAATTACGTTCTTCAATAGCTTTGGCCTTCCATTTCGATTGATGTTTTCGGAATTGGTATCGAACCCGTTTTTCGGTGGTTTCCCTTTTAGTTTTTCTCCGCTTGGCATACTCCGTTTATTTTAATAGTTAACGATGGGTCTAACTTTTTCATGCGGTCAATAATGACTTGGCAATACTTTGGGTCGAGTTCCATCCCGTAGCATTTGCGGTTCAGTTGGTGCGATGCTACCATGGTTGAACCTGAACCCAAAAAGAAATCCAAAACTAAACCACCATCGGGGCAACTGCTTTTAATTGCTCGCTCGCACAATGGTATTGGCTTTGGTGTTGCATGACCTCCTTCAATTCCCGTTTTTTTGTGACGTTCAAAGTTCCAAACATTGTTCATGTTATCATGCGTATTGTTAAAATATGCACGGGTTGAATAAAATTCCTTTTTGATTTCGTCGTATTCCTTTTTGATTTCGTCGTATTCCTTTAAAAATGCTTTGCCGTTAGCTTCTTTTTTCATTGAATCATAGTGCTCACGTGTTGGGAAAAACCATTGACTTTTTGCGAAATAATGCGAGGCAGAAGATTTGCCAGTTATTTCGATGATCTTACTTACATTCCACCCAAGTTTATTTTTTTCACCAATAAAATAATCCCGAATCGAGTCCCAACCTTCATAATAATTTTCGGCACTATCATTAAACCCTTGAACTCCTAACATGACAAACAAACACTTTTCGTCTGCTATTGGGAACATTCTATAACTTTCAGTTGTTTGGCCTTGTCCGTAACCTTTATTCCAGGTTAATAAATTTCTGAATGTTGCTTTTTGTTCTGCAATATATGGTTTTAATATTTCGCTGTAAATATCCATTAATGGTTCATCAATACCCCAACAATACCAACTTCCGTTTTCTTTTATGTGCATAAATTGAACAGCAATCCAGTCACGGTTAAAGTCAAGTAAATCGTTAAAATTTAGATTGTCATTTAATACCCCTTCGTTTTCTTTTTTCATTCCATAAGGTGGGTCATTGTGAGCCATGTCAGCTTTTTCCCCATCCATTAACCGAGCAACTTGGTCACTATCTGTTGAATCTCCACAAAGCAAACGATGCTCACCAATTTCGATTAAATCACCCAACACAATATTCGTTTCAATACCATCTTCGGAAACTTCAAAGTCATCCTCAACCGCTTCCATTTCAACAAACGAATCAGTCGGTAAATCCAATCCCCACTCCGTCAACTCTTCGGCATCCCAATTATTCGCTAAATCTTCCCAATCCCATTCCCCAAACCCAACGTTATCCTTAATGATAAATTCCTTTTGTTGGTCTTCGGTTAAATCTTCGGCCTTGATAACTGGAACTTCTTTCAACCCTGCTTCCTTGCACGCCTTCAACCTCATATTACCACCCAACACAATACCGTCAACATTTACCACAATCGGACGCAGTTCTAACATTTCGGGAAAGTCCTGAATCGACTTCACCAACTTTTTGAACTTGTCGTCTTTAATTACCCTTGGGTTGTTTGGGTTAGCTTTAACCTCCGATACTTTCCACTTTTGAATTTTCATATTTCAATTTTGTTAACGATTTCTTTCAGCTTCTGCATACACATAAGCTTCAATTCGTAATCGGTAGCACCGCCCACGCTTACATGGTCGGCAGTTTCTGCAATATCCATCAGCAAGTTGGCAATGGAAGCGTACAACTCAACCGCACTAATTGCTTGGTCGATTACATCGGGTTGTTTTTCCGTGGTCATTTTTCTAACTCCTTCAACTTTGCTTCACTCCAACGAAGGCCAGCCAATCCACCCCAAAGAAGATAGGAAATGTAACCGCAGTCCGTAGGCGTTCCCGTTTCGTAGTACGTCTTAGCACGGCTCAAATAGGAGTACATTCGTTTGATTGTGGAAACGCTTAACGGCTCACCATTTGCAAGTTGTTGCGCTCGAACCTTACCGACCTGGGTAGCACATTTGTTACCCTCTTTCTCGTTCAGTTCAATACCTCGTTTGGCATTGTTCTTCACCGCTTCGGGGTAATCGGAATGGCTTTCGAACTTTGCGTAGCTTTCCTTACGGCTCAAAGCATTACAAACCGCTAACCGTTGTATTGGGTCTTCGTACTCCGTTTTCATGACTGTATTAATCATGCAACGATCTAAGAACTCACTTTTGCTTTCGTCTTGGTTTCTTTTCGGTAATGGCATCGGTTGTTTCTTTAATGTTCACAATTTCGCTCGGTTCACTTTTTGTGAACGTTTCTTGAATAAGTTGTTCATGGATTGCTTTATGCCTACGGTCAAGTTCAGCATCGTAATGGTTCATGATAGTCGAGAATGCGTTAACGGTACACGCTTGGCATCCACCCGTCCAACGCTTACCCATTACTTCGCTCCATACCCCACCCATCAACATTACTTGTTCAGCACTTAGGCGTAAGGTCTTTTCGTTTTGAAACTGAACCCATTTGTGGTACAAAGGTTCTAACCGCTTCAACTGTTCGTCGGTCATTTTGTTAGCTATTTTCATATTTCTTTAATTCACGTCGTAAATAATAAATTGCTTTGATCAAATCCTCTTTTGGGTTTTCGTGTTTGTAGTTTGCTCTTGCGGTGTACTTGATTACGTTACCAAGGTTGAAGTTTAACTCAAAGGCATCAATCAGGTCAATCGGTTGCACCTTTCTATCGTAGTGTTCAGGGTTCATTTGCCGTAAGTTTCGTTATAGTATTCGATTGAGTCGATTCGGTTACGGGCAACTTCACCATGACAGAACGCTCTTCTAATCTGTTCCTTCTCCATTTCTTTGGCTTGGCTGATAACTTTTTCAGCACTATTTCTTGTAAGTGCTCTATAATTTTCTATTTGTTCAACCAACCATTCTACTGCTGTCTGTTTCATCGGTAAATCCTATCGATTAAAAAATAAGCAATGATACAAGCGATAAAACCGCACCCAATAGAATAAGCAAACAGGCTCAACACGGGCAGTTCTACCGTTGCAAAGAACGAACCCACCGCAGTCCAAAACGAAAGGCATACAAAGCAGTTAAATGGCTTGAACCCTATCTTGTCGCCAATACCCGTAAGCTTGGTAATCGTTACCCCTGCACACGCAGAGAAAAACGCTATGAATAATATTTGTAAGTAAATCATTTTAGTTTCTTTTTTAATTTGTCTTTAACCGTGTTAATGGTCAATCTGATACTGTTGTATGGTATCGTGGTCGATGTGCTAATACGTCGCATATTTTTGGCCTCAACGTAAACCATGAATAGGTTACGCTCATACCAATGCAGTTCAGCAATCGCATCTTCAATCGCTTCCATTTGCTTTGATGTTTGAACCTCGCTTTCATGGTCGTAAATTTCTGCGATCACTTCAACACGGGTCCAATCAACGTCAACACGTAACAACCGATCACGGTACTTTTGATCCCACAACGAACCCTTACCCAAAAACAAACGGTAAATAAGTGAAAGCACGTACCAACGATGCCCACCCGAATGCCAAACTTCCCAAAGCTTCGCATCCTCTTTTTCGAGTAACGCAAGTAGCATTTCTTGGTATAGGTCTTCACCATCGAAGTGCGTACCCCTCACAATGTCGTAACAGGATTTACGATAGCTTTGGTGTTGGAGTACGTCTGCGATTAGTGGGTGCATACTTATTGAATGGGAAATTTTAGAAAGGTAACCCTTCATCGTCGGGCGTCCAACCGTGATTAGCCATTGTGTTAACGGCCTTGGTTAGTGCGGGGTGGATTTCGCTCGGGGCTTGCATCGGTGCATCCTTCGCCTTCCACTTTACCCAATGGGTTGCTTTGCTCTTTTGGTCAACCTCTTTGCGCTGACCTACAAATACTTCAATGTCACCGTATTGGTTGGTGGGTAAATCGAGTAAATCTTGTTTTTTCAGTTGAACCTTCACACCGTACTGGTTCGCCCAGCCTTTGCCTACATACTTTTCGTTTTCCATATTTTTAGATGTTTGAATAAATCGCTTGAAAATCGGGTGCAATGTAATTACGCTCTTTCTCCTTCACTTCTCGAATGTAATTCAATCGCATTAAATAACCGCCTATCGGTTTACCATACGCACCTCTTTCGATATGCCAACCAAACGCACCATCGGTAAACTCGTCTTTGTAAGTTGATGTTCTAATGTCGTGTTGGATGCGTTGCTTCACTTCATACGGTGCTGTTGTACTAATCGTTTCTTTGATATTGATGTGATGGTAAAGTTCGTGAACGTGCCCCATCCAAAGAACATCTGCACCGTCAACTTGCGCTCCCATGCGTTGGTGTTGGATTACTCCCTTGGTTACCACTCCACCGCCACCATGGCCATGGTGGTATTTTAGTTTGAAGTTGATTTGGGCCGTTGAATTTACACGGCTAACAGTAAACACGATCCAACCGGCATACCCACCATTGAGGACCTTCGCACGGGTCTTGTAATTCAGCAAAGAAACGAACCGCTCGGTTAGGTCTATTTCGTGGCGCTTGCTTACTGCGGTTTCGTGGTTACCGTACCCCACAAAAATTAAATGGTCGGCATATTTCGCCCACCATTCAACTGCTTCGTTAACAACCAAGTCAAAGTAATTACCCCCTTGATGTTCAGGGCGAATATCGTCTTTGCTCGCACGCTTGTCGTACTTTCCTTGCATGATACAAAAGAAATCACCATTGATCAGGATTTTCGCGCCCACGTTAATCGCTTTCTCGATGTGTTCTTGGAGTAGGTCACGACGGCATTTAGGATGATCGAAGTGAAGGTCGGAAAGTAGAAGGAACTGATCTCCGTCGGTGCATCGGATTGATACGATGTTGCGCCCGTACTTGGTTGTTTCCATGGTTATAGTTTTATGTTTTGGAATGCTTCCTCAACAGTCTTATCTGCAAAACCTAATTTATAGGTCATGAAGTGTGTTTCATAAATAAACTTTTCAAGGTCAGGATAACCGCCAGTGTACGGATATTCGACGATCATCGTGGTGGTTTCCTCATTGGTTTTTCTCACCACTGATATTGTAATTGTTTCCATGGTTAGGATTTAATGATTGAAAGATAATACTTTGCGTCTTTCTTTGGGCTCTCTTCATAACTTTTTAACAAGTTCTTTTTAAACAAGCTTTTAAAGTGAGCGTCTATTTTTGTGGATTTTAAAAACGCTTTATGCCATGGACGGTAGGTAGCGTTGCAAAGTGTTTGTTGTAAGAATTGACGTAAACAACGCATTTCAACTTTCATGTTAAGATACTGATTCATGAAGTGATCACCTTCGTAACGATGTTCACGGTAGGTATTACAGGCGTGCCTAAGTGAACGCTCGTAATTGTATAGCCATTCGAACCATTCCAGTTCTTGCCCTATTTCAAAACCATAGGTATTGAATTTTGATTTGTTGAATGGGTGCTTCATGTTTCCGTGATTGTGATTTGGTGTTGGTTTTCGATCAGTTTCTTTTTCAGTTTATACAACGGTGTGCGCATACCTTTAACGTCCTCGATTATCGTCTTGCTTAGCGTTTTGTCGTAGTAAACGAAGTCGGCTTTGTACGTGAACATTTTTTTGCCCTCTAAGGCGAAAACAAAAGGCACTTGGAGGTGTAGGTCCAACACCTCTCCGTTCGTCGCTCTATGCGTCAGAAAAACATATCTATCGGCTTCCTTCTTGCTATCGAAGGTGATGCCATCGACCTTAGTTTTTTTATTGTTGTATTTTGAGCGTTTAATCATGCTTTTGTTTTGTAGTCAGGACAGGATTCGAACCTGCATGGGATTTACTCTTTAGGATACCCTACCACTTGCAAGGAGATGTTGGCGTAGTTCCTTCTTCTCCGAGTGGCATTTGCGTCTACCATTCCGCCACCTGACTATTTGTACTTCCTCTAT